ATATTTTTGCGCATGTTTGGCTGTAATTTTACCTGTTCAGGTTTTGGATGCAAGCCCGGTGAACGATCAACTGGTGCAGACGAAGTGGCCAAGACAGTACACTTGTACAACACATTTGAAGAACTACCCCTAGTAGAAACCGGCTGTGACAGTTATGCATCGTGGCATCCGGCATTCAAACATCTAAGCCCAACATGCACCACAGATGAACTGGTAGCAAAGATGGCCGAGATGCTGCCACATGGTAACTGGCTCCAACCCAATGGTAATCCTGTGCATTTGGTTATCACAGGTGGCGAGCCATTGTTGGGTTGGCAACGGGCATATCCAGAGCTGCTGGACCGACTTCACGAACTTGGCTTACGGCACATCACATTTGAAACCAACGGCACTCAAGAACTCAGCAGAGAATTCAAACAGTACCTTGCCAACTGGATGGGAGAAATCACATTCAGTGTCAGTCCCAAACTGTCAGTGTCCGGGGAGAAATATGAAGATGCTATCAAGCCCGACATTGTATGGGACTATGAAACATACGGTGTGACCTATCTCAAGTTTGTGGTTGAAAAAGTTGAAGACTTTACTGAACTAGATCTTGTGACAGACGAATATCGACTGCGTGGGTTTGGCGGCCCTGTTTTTGTCATGCCCGTGGGCGGTGTTGTGAGTGTGTATGATGGCAACAGATTGAATGTGGCTGACGAGGCACTCCGGCGTGGTTACTGGTACAGTCCACGACTTCACGTGGACCTCTGGGGCAATGGATGGGGCAAATAATATGGGACTGTTTGATAAATTTTTTAAACCAGCAAAACCAGTAGAGGTGCCACACACACCGTCGGTACCCAAAATGAAAGTAGCGGCCAAAAGTGAAAAAGAAATTGCCACAGCAGCCGGAGAGCCCTTTGTGGCCATTCTCAAGATGGACATTGACCCCAACAACCTGCATCAGGGCAGTTTTGAACTGGACTGGAATGAAATCTTTGTGAGTCGCTTGGTCAAGGCTGGCTACATGATCAAGCCCACAGACCAGGATGTGGACATTGTGGATCGTTGGTTCCAGACTGTGTGCCGACACATTGTGATGGAAACCTGGGAACAAGAACAAGCTATTATCAAGGGTGCAGGACAGTATGTGAACACTAGAGACATAGGCGACGGCAGGACCGAGGTGTCATGATCTTCAATCACATCAAACAACTCAAGACAGATGGCAAAAAAATTGGTATCACCTTCTCAACATTTGACATGCTGCATGCAGGCCACATTGCCATGCTATCGGAAGCCAAGAACCACTGTGACTATCTCATATGCGGACTGCAAACGGATCCCACAATTGATCGTTCCGACACAAAAAATGCTCCTATCCAAAGCATTGTGGAACGTCAGATCCAATTGGCAGCTTGCCGTTACGTAGACGAAGTTGTGGTGTATCAAACTGAACAAGACCTTGTGGACCTGTTGCTAATCCTACCTGTGGACATACGCATCTTGGGTGTGGAATATGAACACCAGAATTTTACTGGTCGGGACGAAGGTGCCCTGAGGGGAATTGAACTGGTATTCAACGGACGCGATCATTCATTCTCAAGTTCAAGTTTGCGACGTCGTGTGGTTGCTGCTGAAAGTCACAAGGTACTGTCACAGAAATGATCCTGTTTGCAAATGGCTGTAGTCATACCGCGGCAGCCGAGGCTGTGGTGACTCATGCCTGGGCCGAAGATGATGGCAACCTGTGCCAGGCCGGGCGAGGTCCACATCCGCTAAATCTAGCTGCAAGCTGGTGTACCGTGCTGGGCCGAGAGCTTGGACACCAGGTGATTTGTGCTGCACAATCGGGTGGCAGCAATGATCGCACCATACGTACCACCAAAGACTGGATCAATCACAATCCTGACAAACTCCATGACACATTTATGGTGATACAATGGACCTCTTGGGAAAGAGAAGAATGGTTTTATCAAGGACAAGATTATCAAGTCAATGCGTCTGGCTGGGACACTGTACACCGGGACCTGCAGGAACGCTATAAAAATTATGTGATCAACATAAATTGGACGGAGAAAACAGCAGATGCACACCACAAGATCTGGGACATGCATTGCTATCTTGAACAACTGGGCATAAACCATTTGTTCTACAATGCCAACAGCACATTCAGTGATATTGCTCTACCCAATCAAAAGCCCTGGAACCGGCATTATATCAACCCATACAGCCTAACTGGCAGCTATGATGCTGTGCTAAGATACAACGGATTTGACTATGTCAACCCCAAAACATACCATTTTGGTGCCACGGCCCATTGCTTTTGGGCCAAGTATGTGTTACAATACATTAAAGATAACCAACTACTAGGCACAAATGAAATACCTTCTGATTGACACTAGCAACATGTTCTTTCGAGCACGGCATCAGGCACATCGTGCTGCGGACTCCTGGACCAAGCTGGGTTTTGCACTGTATTTGACCTTGATGAGTGCCAACAAGGTTGTGCGGCGTTTTCAAGCTGATCATGTGATTTTCTGTTTAGAAGGTCGTAGCTGGCGCAAGGATCACTACAAGCCCTACAAGGCCAATCGTGCTGTGGCTCGTGCGGCCATGAATGATGAGCAGGCCGAAGAAGACAAGCTGTTCTGGGAAACCTATGATGAACTGACTAAATACTTGAGCAACAAGACCAATTGCAGTGTGATCCGGGAGCCTCAGGCCGAAGCGGATGACATCATTGCACGATGGATAGCCCTACACCCCCAAGACGAACACATAGTGGTCAGCTCAGACACAGATTTTGTACAACTGATCGCACCCAATGTCAAACAGTACAATGGTATCACTGATGAGCTGATCACCTTGGACGGCATCTTTGATGTCAAGGGTCAGTTGATCAAGGACAAAAAGACCAAACTGCCCAAGACTGTGCCTGATCCTGCCTGGTTGTTGTTTGAAAAGTGCATGCGTGGTGATACCAGTGACAATGTGTTCTCAGCGTATCCTGGTGTGCGAACCAAAGGCACCAAGAACAAGGTTGGACTAGAAGAAGCGTTTGGCGACATGGGCAAGAAAGGCTATGCCTGGAACAATCTCATGTTGCAGCGTTGGACAGACCACAATGGTGCTGAACATCGTGTGCTGGATGATTATGAACGCAACCGTGCGTTAATTGACCTTACCGCACAGCCACAAGAGATCAAGGATCTGGTAGATGCTGCAATACGTACTCAAGTGAGTCACAAGGACGTGGGTCAAGTGGGCAGTCACTTTTTGAGATTCTGTGGCAAGTATGAATTGGTCAAGTGCAGCGACTCAGCAGACAGTTTTGGACGCTGGTTGAATGAAACCTACAAAGGAGTATTGAATGAACAGCATAATAGCTAAACCCGTGATAGCAGACAGGTACTGGATACTTAAAAAAGACAATCGCAAGATTGGTCAAATTGAAGCCGATGCAGAAGGCATCGTTGTAAAAATTCAAAACACAGTGCAACGATACAAAACACTCAAGATGGCAGGCCGTGCTGCTGGTATTGAATTTGCAGCAAAAGAATCCGTTACTCCGCCACAAGATCAACAGGCATATGGTTATGACACTGGTGGCATAGTACACAATGCCATGTGGGATGTCACACACCGATTGCCGCTGTTCACTCGAGACGACAAATCCAAGTCCTGGTTCGCAGCCGGATGGTATCAAGTAAAACAACATCGCACCTGGAAAACTGTACAGAATCCCAAGTTGATCACACTGCAACGATATGCCTATCAAGGCCCTTTTCACACCAAGGAACAAGCAAATGACAAATCCCTTTAGAGATCAAGAAAAATTCATGCGAGCCTGCGGCCAAACAGTTGGTGGCGGGTTTGACAAAGATCAATTCGACTTATATGTTTCGTTGATCGATGAAGAAATTAGAGAATTGTATGAAGCAATTACAGCACACGATAAAGTTGAAACTCTAGATGCACTAATCGACATCCTAGTGGTCACTATCGGTGCCATTCACTCCATAGGTGCAGATGGCGAAGGTGCCTGGAAGGAAGTCATGAGCACCAACTTTGCCAAGATTGACAAAAAGACCGGCCTAGTGCGCAAGCGTGAAGATGGCAAGGTACTAAAGCCCGTTGGGTGGACTGCACCCGATCTTGAGCCCTTTTTGGAAATCAACCATGATCTAACATACACAGGACAGCACCAAGGATGAGCCTGCACATCAACAGATTTGTTGACTCAATCAAGGCACACGAAAGTCGTGGACAAAAAGACTTCACAATGACCATGCGTGATGCCAAGGACCTGCATGCTGACATAACCAAACTGTTGATGACACTTGCTGCCATGCGAACTGTGCCAGTTGAGAACACAGTAACCGAAGTGGTTCTGGATGGTGGATCATTTAAAAGCACATAGTTAATGGCATAAATAATGCTATGAGTAGACCCAAGCCTCAAGTGCTGATCGAGCACATAAACAAGCAGACCTACAAGACCGAGCAAGTGTTGGCCTCTGAAGGCGTGTGGGCAGTGTTCTACGACGCCAAGCCCATCAATCTCAAAACTGCAAACATGCTGACTCAGTATCCAGGTCCCAAGTATAAAAAAGTCAGTTTTTCAAATCCTGGTCACGCAAAAAATCTGGCCAAGAAACTAAACACACAGTTCAAGACAGACAAGTTCACAGTGGTGCTATTGACTCAGGGGGCGCAAGTATACCCCGATGTTCGATAAACTTCAACTCACTCGTCAGATAATAGATCAGCTGCCTGGGGATGATTGTCCGGTGTTTGACGAAGCATTTGCCGCTTGGTGGATGGATTCTCGTGAAGGCAAGGGCATGCGATTAACCACAGCAGGTTATCAGGCCATTACCACACTTGATATTGCAATGTATGTGTTTGATACTCCCTTGGCAATTCCGGCTCTGCTGCCTGGACATCTGTTGCTGCTGGATCGAAAACTGGATTGTCCCTACTATCTCAAAATAGGAAAGAAACAACAGATCACCTTGTTTGGCAGTGAGCAGGCCCTGATGCTGACCATGTACGGGGATTTGAACAGATTCATGCGGTATCTGGAACGCACCTAGCGGTTGACCTTTATTGTCCAAAATGCTATAATACACGTATGGAAGCAAAAAACACACCCCGTAAAAAGCGAACAGATCGTACACATGTTATCTACATGCTGCAATCTGGTGCTGACTTCTACATTGGCGTTACTGCCAAGACTGCCAGCACAGTGAACCGAAGTGTGCAGACTCGTTTCAACAAGCACGTTTATCGCAGCAGAACTGAAGACAAGAGCTGGGCACTGTATGAGTGCATGCGTGAACGCGGTGCAGACAGTTTCACAGTGGTGATTGTAGACGTGGTGCGCGGCAAGAGTGCCGCGCATACACTAGAGCGTGAACTCATACGTGAGCATAAACCCAACTTGAACAGCGATGTTCGTGGATGCTAATTCGATTGACCCTTATTCACCAAAATGTTATAATACACACATACACAGCAACAAATAGGAATTGATATGAGCGAAGAAAAAGAACCCGTGGTAATGCCAGTGTGCCCGTTCTGCAAGACCACAATGACACCACAGTATTTCTCAGGATACTACGAGTCGTTCTCCATGTGGGAATGTGAGTGCTTGGAAATTCCGGGTGCGGAAAAAGTGTCAGGCTCATACGCATAAGGAGAATTGAAATGAACACACGTAACTATTGCAACGTCAGTGACTTGAAGGGCAAGACTTTGTCCAGCGTCAGCGGCGGTGTGGGCGATGACAGCATCAAGTTCCGTACCACTCTCGGTGAAACATATTTGATGTACCATGAGCAGGACTGTTGCGAAAGTGTGAGCGTGGAGGACATAGTTGGTGACTTAGAAGACTTGGTGGGTTCGCAAATCTTGCTGGCAGAAGAAGTGGCAGGTGAAAGCCCTGCGGACTTTGACGAAAGCGGCTACGAATCCTACACCTGGACCTTCTACAAGTTCGCTACCCGCAAGGGCTATGTGGACATCCGCTGGCTTGGCTCAAGCAATGGTTACTATTCAGAACGTGTGTCTTTTCGCAAGATAACAGGAGAATGAAATGAACGAACAAATTCAACAACTACTGCTCGAGGCTCAGATCCTGGCCCGTGAGCAGGTCAAGAACACGCCTGAACTTGAAAAGTATGCGCCTAGTTATGCCATACCTGGCACAGAGATTCATGTGGGACTTGGACTCAGTTATGAAAAGTTTGCCGAGTTGATTGTGCGGGAATGTGCTAAAATGGTCAACGATGACGGTGATGCAGTAATGGCTCAGCGTATGCTGTCGCGCTTTGGAATCAAATAATGATAAGATCGGGACAGTATTTGTTTTGGACTGGCGTTGTCTACTGTGGCTTGGCAATGTTTAATAGCTTTGTATATAGGTTCACTGACGTTGAATTCTTACAAGTATGCTGGATACTGATACTTTGCATACCAGTATTCCTGCCCATTGGTAATATTGTGCGTGGAGCACCTTTTTGGAGAATGAAATGAACGAACAATTTATGAAACTATTGGACCAGGCTCGTGAATTGGCCAATGAAGTATTTGATTATGACGGCTCAGATTACGCTGAGATTGTTCAAGAAAAGTTTGCTGAACTGATTGTGCAGAAATGTGCTGACATAGGTGAGCGACATGCTGACGGCAACTATGAAGTTTATAACAACATCGTGGAATACTTTGGTATGGAGGAAGAATAATGTACAACTTGATTCTGGTGCTGGCCACAGGTGTTGCCACTGTTGGCAACTATGCAGATCTCAACACTTGCCAGGTCAGTGCAGCACAGTTCCAAAAACAAAACGTCACAGCGGCCTGCGTACAGCAACCCAGTGCCGAACAAAGCATGGCACAAGCACAGGCCATGATGAAGAATTTTATGAAAATTATGGAGCAAAAATGACACTCAATGAAAGAATGAATCAAGATATTGATCAGTTGATTGCTGATCTTGAACAAGCAAAACGCACTCGTACATATCTACAACGCAGTGCCGCAGTGCAAGCCATTGCAGAACAATGCAACAACTACAATGAATACTGGACTGATCGTTTGTACAGTCTGATGGACTAGGGCACAGGCCCCAGAGAGGATGCCTGGCACAGGGTCAGGCGTTGTTTTATTTTAACTAGGAAAAATTATGTTTAAAGATATTCGTGTTCGTGCAGCTCTTAGAACTCTGGGACTGTTTGGTATTGCTGCGGTGTCAGGTCTCGTCGGCGTACTTTTCATACAGACTTATGGTATAATGGCAGCAGTGACCTTGGTTGCTATTGGATTGGTGGCCGCCATGATGGGCGCGGTATATGATATCATGCTGCTGAAGTTGAAGCATGAAAAAGAATATAAAGATTTGTCAGCGTCACTCAACAAAACCATTACAGAATAAGCAGGAACTTATGGAAACTTTTTTCACATGGTTTGAAAAAAACCGCAAAACAATTGGCTATGTCGTTGGTGGCATGACCTTGCTGACTGGCCTAGCTGATCTGGCAGTGGGACATGGCCTGTTAGGCACAATGTGGATTGTGATTGGTGCTGCAATCTTGTTTGATACCAAAACATTCAAATAACTGCATGTGGGTGCTGTTGATCATAACCATCATGGCAGGAGGGGAACAGCCTGCCCAATTTAGCAGTGCCATTTACTCCAGCCAGGCCGCTTGTGAACGGGCCAAAATCCAGGCCGAGCGCAGACCCGCTACTGTGGGCTATTGTTCATTCCAAGCCACGAGAAAATCCTAGGTTGACCTTTATTGCCCGAAATGCTATAATACATACATAGCAGCAAGGAGTACGACATGGCATACAATTCACCCAAATTTGACAAAGACGCACACTATGCTTCTAAGTCAACAAAAGAACTGAAGCAGTTGGTTAAGTTCTGGGAAGAGTCTATTTCCGAACATGGCGGCAACACTGCCATCAACGAACTGCACATTGTTAAAATGAAACTGGCCGAGCGCATTGGCAAGAAGAAGTAAGGAGCACGACATGATGGTTATGGTAGCAAAAACAACAGACGGACGATTTGTAGAAGTCGTGCGGGTTGCTGAAACTGTGGCCTTCAGTAACGAGCCTGGCTGGGTGATGATATGCATGGACTGGCAACAAATAGAAAGACGCAAGAGCCAATTCCAGTGGGTGCCTGCCAGCACCAGATTTGAATGGGTACGTGAATTTGTAGGAGCCGAAGAATGAACGAACGAATTAGACAACTTGC